AAAAAATCTTCCTATATGGCTGAATTAGCCGAGATAGATAAACAATCTCATTTAGTAGCAATGGAAGCTAAGATTAATAAATTAGCTGAAATGATTGAAACTAAAACTACCAGATTAAATCTAGTTAGTGAAGATGAAAATTTATCTGAACTCATAGACAAGAAAAGAGTTAAAGAAATGCAAAGGGAAATCAAAGAGATTGAAAAAGCAAAACTTAAACTCGAAAAACTTTTTGAAAAAGCAGGAGGTAAGAAAACAGAAATGGTAGATGAAGATAAAGTAGGAGATGATGCTTATGCTGATATACGAAAAGGTGATCCTATGTATAAAGGTAATCAAGAAAAAGAAGAAGATGTAGATGAAGCTTTAGGAACTATTAATGATCCTGATACACCTACAGCTCATGGAAATGTAGCTGAAGCAGGATATGACTCAAAATATGAAGAAGATGATGTAGATGAAGGATATGATTCAACATACAAAGAAGATGATGTTTATGAAAATTTAAAACCCCATAAAGATTAAAAACATCTAGTCTGATTCATAGCCAGGCGATTTAAAAATAATATTAGACAGTTGTGGCGTCTCTTTGGAGACGCCACCTTTTTTTTGTATATTAACGCATAAACTAAATTTTAATATGGATAAAGTAGTAATTGTAGGAGCTGGAGTTGCAGGTATAAATGCTGCAACTAAACTTATTGATAATAACTATCAAGGTCAAATCACAATCATTGATATGGGAAAGAATCCATACAATAGATTACCTGAAGAAGTAATGACAGGAATGTTAGGTGCAGGTGGTTGGTCAGATGGTAAATTAACTTACCATACCTCAATAGGAGGTCAATTATCAAAGTATTGTGGTGAAGAAAAAGCAATGGAATTATTTGATCAAGTTATAGATAATTTTAAACGTTTTCATCCAAAACCAGAAGCAGTACAATGTTCAGATCCTCAAGCAGAACCTGATTTTATAAAACCATATTTTGGTTTAAGATTATTTCCAGTATGGCACGTTGGTACAGATTATTTACATGAGATAGGTAAAAATTGGTACGATTATTTAGTTAATAATGGTGTTGAATTTTATTGGGAAACTAAAGTAACAGATATTTCTTTTTTAAACCAATCAGTAAAGGTATTAGGTAATAATCCATCATTTAAATACGATACATTAATATTTGGTGTAGGTAAATCTGGAATTGATTTTGGTAAAAAATTAGCTGAAAAATATGAATTACCAACTGAACCTAAAGCAGTACAAATAGGAGTTAGATTTGAAGCTCCACAAAAACATTTTCAAAAATTAATTGATATTTCATATGATTTTAAATTATATAGAAAATTTGAAGATAAAGGTGTTTCATTAAGATCATTTTGTACAAATAATAATGCAGCTTATGTAGCAGCAGAACACACTTATGGAGATATAAGTTATAATGGACATGCTAAAAAAGATGAAGCATATCGTAACGATATGACTAATTTTGGCATATTAATGGAAATCAAAGGTATAGATAAACCTTTTGATTGGTCTAGAGAAGCAGTTAAACAATTACAAATTGATGGTAAGGGAATATTTTTCTCTCCTAGTCATAGAGTACCATCTAAAACATCTGAAGGTGATTATGTTAAATGTGAAGTAGTTCCTAGCATGGACATTTTGTATAAGGCATTAGGTGATTATGCTTTTTATGTTGAAGATTTTATTGAAGACATGAAAAAAGTATTTTCAACATTAGGCGATGATTGGGGAATTTATATGCCTGAGGTAAAATACTTATCACCAGAACCTTTAGTTAATTATGAAAATTTATCACTAACAAAATTTGATAATGTACATTTTGTAGGTGATGCATTAAGTGCAAGAGGCATTACAGTATCAGGAGCACAAGGAATTTATGTAGCAGAAAATTTAATTAAATCAAATAAAAATGGCAAAGAAAGAGAAATTTTACGAGTACAAGAAAATTAGCTCTGGGGGAGCAATTCATCATTTATTCAGAGAAAACCCAGAAGACAATTGGATTCATCATAATTCAGATGGTCCTGCAATTGAACCTATAGAGGAAGGTAATAAGAAAGTTAAAAAAGAATATTATCTTTTTGGTATAAAACATACACCAGACGAGTTTAAAGCAGTTAAACAAGATCAAGAAGGATTACCTTGGTATAAACAATCTGCACCAAAAGGAACTACATATAGAAATTAGGAATATTAATAAAAAGGTTGTATATTATAAAAGAAAACTATGAAAATAGGATTTTGTGGTACAATGTCTGTTGGTAAAACGACATTAGTAAAAGAGTTAAAAAAATTAGGTGAATTTAAAGATCATCAATTTGTAACAGAACGTTCTCAACATTTAATGAATCAAGGTATTCCTTTAAATACTGATTCTACATTAAAGGGACAAACAGTATTTTTAGCAGAACGATCTTTAGAATTATTACAAGAAAATATTGTTACAGATAGAACAATTATTGATGTAATGGCATTTGCTAGGTGTTCTAAATCGATGAATTATTTTGAAAAAAATAATTTTATTAATCTTGCAAAGTGTTTAATTCATGAATATGATTATATATTTTATGTTTCTCCTAAAGGTGTAGAAATTGAAAATAATGGAGTTAGAGAAACTAATAGTGAGTATAGAGATTTAATTGATAGAACAATTCAAAGTTTTTTAAAACACCATAGTCCTAGAATAAAAAATTTAGTTACTGTTGAAGGTTCTACTGAAGAACGTATAAAAATTATTCAAGATTCACTAGTCCTCCAATATTTATAAGAAAACCAACTTATAATGGAACACCAAAAATTAAAAGAATATATTAGGAAAGAAATAACCTCAATTCTATCTGAATCTGAAGAAGAACCAACATCATCAGAATTAAAAAAGAAAGATTCTGTAGTTTCTGCCTCTAATAAACTTCAAAAGCTTGTTAAAAAAATGAAGGAAAAAGCTAAAGAATTTAAAGCAGCTGAGGGTGATGAGAAAGAAAAGATAAAAGATGAGCTTAAAAAGATGACTAAAGAGAAAAAAGAACTTGAAAAGTCTGTTGAATAATATACAAACTATTATAATAATAGGATTAGTTGTAGTTATATTTTTACTTAGAGAATGTGATGGGGGGAAAGAGGTTGAACCTGAAATTGAACGTATAGTAAAGGTAGAAACTAAATATGATACTATTATTAAATCTGTTCCTACTTATGTTCCTGAATATAGAACTAAAATAGTCACTAAAACTATACATGACACAATTCAACCTGATATAGACACAGCTTCAATTTTAGAAGATTATTTTGCAACTTATTCTTATATAGATACAGTAGACGCAGACAGTATTAATTTAGTAATATTTGATACAATATCTCAAAATAAAATTTTATCAAGAGGTATAGATTATTCTTTAATTTATCCTACTACAACAATTACTAAAGAAAGAATAGTTAACGAAAGAGAGTTTTATGTTGGATTTGGCATAGGAGGAAACCAATCGCAAATAAGTTATTTAACTAGTGAATTAACATTTAGAACAAAGAAAAAACAAATGTATGGTGTAGGGTTAGGTATAAATTCTAATTTAGAACCTATTTTAGGGTTTAAAATGAGTTGGAAGATAAAGAATTTTAAAAAACCATCACTTCCAATACCTATTAATATTACCCCAACAATAGAATGAGTGACATAAAACAAATAATAAGGCAAGAATATATGAAATGTGCTACAGATCCTGTACATTTTATGAAAAAATACTGCTTTATTCAACATCCCCAAAGAGGTAGAATTCAATTCTCTTTATTTCCTTTCCAAGAAAAAGTATTAAAATTATTTCAAGACAATCCTTATTCTTTGATTTTAAAATCAAGACAATTAGGAATGTCAACTTTATCCGCAGGTTATTCTTTATGGATGATGTTATTTAGTAAAGATAAAAATATACTTTGTATAGCAACTAAGCAAGAAACTGCTAAGAATATGGTTACAAAGGTAAAATTTATGTTTGAAAATCTACCCTCATGGCTTAAAATAGATGCAGATGAAAATAATAAATTAACTTTAAGATTAAATAATGGTTCTCAAATAAAAGCTACCTCGGCTGCTTCAGATGCAGGTAGATCAGAAGCAGTATCATTACTATTAATTGATGAAGCAGCTTTTATTGAAAATATAGGTGAAATATGGGCCTCAGCCCAACAAACACTAGCTACTGGTGGTGGATGTATAGCATTAAGTACACCTTATGGAACTGGAAATTGGTTTCACCAAACATGGGTTAGAGCAGAAAATAAGGAAAATGATTTTTTACCCATTAGACTTCCATGGTTTGTTCATCCAGAAAGAGATCAAGAATGGAGAGATAGACAAGATGAATTATTAGGTGATCCTAGAATGGCAGCACAAGAATGTGATTGTGATTTTAGTACTTCTGGTGATGTTGTATTCTATCCTGAATTTGTTGAATTTTATGAAAAAACATACATTAAAGAACCTTTAGAACGTCGTGGAGCTGATCATAATTTATGGGTTTGGGAACCTTGTGATTATTCAAGAAACTATATGGTTGTAGCGGATGTTGCTAGAGGTGATGGTAAAGATTTTTCAGCATTTCATATTATAGATATTGAAAATAATGTACAAGTTGGTGAATATAAAGGTCAATTAGGTACAAAAGAATTTGGTCATTTGTTAGTTGGTATAGCAACTGAGTATAATAATGCTTTGCTTGTTGTTGAAAATGCAAATATAGGTTGGGCTACTCTTCAAACCATAATTGATAGAGGATATACTAATCTTTATTACTCACCTAAGAGTGGAGAAGTAAGAGCTGATTCGTATTTTGATCAATATATGGATACATCTAAAATGGTTCCTGGATTTACTACAACATCAAAATCAAGACCTATGATAATAGGTAAATTTCAAGAGTACATTTCTGATAAAGGTGTCACAATTCAATCAAAACGTTTAATTGAAGAAATGAAAGTATTTGTTTGGAAACATGGAAGAGCAGAAGCTCAATCAGGGTATAACGATGATTTAGTTATAAGTTTTGGAATAGCAATGTATATGAGAGATACAGCATTTAAGTTTAAACAGCATGGAGTTGATTTAACTAAAAGTATGTTAAGTAGTATTGCTACTAATAAAACAAATTTTAATGGTGTTTATGTTCCCGGTCCTAATAATACTAATCAACAAATTAATGAACATAATAACCCCTATCAAATAGATAATCCATACTCTAATGGAAAAGAAGACATCAAGTGGCTTCTATAGATATTTATAACAATATAAGGATATAGTAATGGCAAATACAAATTTATTTTCAAGATTAAGAAGATTATTCTCTACAGATGTAGTAATTCGTAATCAAGGAGGAGACCAATTAAGAGTTATGGATACTAACCATATCCAATCTTCTGGTAAATATGAAACAAATTCTTTAGTAGATAGGTTTAATAGAGTTTATACAACTTCACCTACATCCTTATATGGATACCAAAGTAATTTTAATTATCAAACTTTAAGACCTCAACTATATTCCGAATATGACGCTATGGACACAGATGCAATTATTGCTTCTTGTTTAGATATTGTATCTGATGAAAGTACACTTAAAAATGATATGGGAGAAGTACTTCAAATCAAAAGTACAGATGAAAATATACAAAAAATTCTATATAATTTATTTTATGATGTTTTAAATGTAGAATTTAATTTATGGCCATGGATTAGAAATATGTGTAAATATGGAGATTTCTTTCTTAAATTAGAAATTTCTGAAAAATTTGGTGTTTATAATGTTATACCTTATAATGCATACCACATTGAAAGGTTAGAAGGAGAAGATCCCGAAAACCCATCTACTATTCAGTATGGTTTTGATCCTGAAGGTCTGTCTGCAGGAGGATATGGTTATTATAATGTTCCTGGAGCAGGTTCTACTGATAATGGTGGAATAGTTTTTGATAATTATGAAATAGCTCATTTTAGATTAGTTACAGATACTAATTTCCTACCCTATGGTAGATCATATATAGAACCCGCACGTAAATTGTTTAAACAGTATACATTAATGGAAGATGCAATGCTTATACATAGAATTGTAAGAGCACCTGAAAAACGTGTTTTTTATATTAATGTTGGAAATATCGCACCTGCTGAAGTAGAAAACTTTATGCAAAAGACAATTTCAAAGATGAAACGTACTCCTTATATTGATCAAAATACAGGCGAGTATAACTTAAAATATAACATGCAAAACATGTTAGAGGATTTTTATATTCCAATTCGAGGTAATGATGCAGCAACAAAGATAGATACTACACCAGGATTGCAATATGATGGAATTGCTGATGTAGAATATTTAAGAGATAAATTATTTGCTGCTTTAAAGGTACCTAAAGCATTTATGGGTTATGATGAAAATACTGAAGGTAAAGCTACATTAGCAGCTCAAGATATTAGATTTGCTCGTACAATAGAACGTATACAAAGAATTGCAGTATCAGAATTAACAAAAATAGCATTAGTTCATTTATATGCACAAGGTTATAAAGAAGAAAATTTAACTAATTTTGAACTTTCAATGACTACTCCTTCAATCATTTATGATCAAGAAAGAGTAGCATTAATGAAAGAAAAAATGGATTTATCTCAACAAATGCAAGATTCAAATCTATTTCCATCAGATTGGATTTATGATAATATATGGCATTTTAGTGAAGATCAATACGATGAATATAGAGATTTAATTAGAGAAGATACTAAACGTAAATTTAGATTAGGTCAAATAGAAGCAGAAGGAAATGATCCTTTAGAAACAGGAAAATCGTATGGTACTCCTCATGATTTAGCTTCACTTTATGGTATGGGAAGAATGCAATCTGATCCTTCAAATGTACCTCCTGGATATGATGAAAAAAATCCATTAGGAAGACCCAAAGAAAAAGTTTCAAATAGAAATACTCAAGATGATAATTTTGGTAAAGATAGATTAGGGGCTAAAGGTATGAAAAAAGATTATAATGATAATGGAAAATTAAAACAAGACTTTAAAGGAGGTTCACCTTTAGCGTTAGAAACTAAAAATATGTTAGAAAAAGTTCCAAGACCCCCAAAAACAGAAAAACAATTAGTATTTGAGCAAGATAAAAAAGAAGAAAATCTTTTAGATGAATCTCAATTACGCGATTAAGTAATTTTTATATATTTATAAATAAACCCAAATTGTAAGGAATGAGCGTAAAACATTCGAAGTATAAGAATACGGGTATTCTCTTTGAGCTTTTAGTTAGGCAAATAACAGCTGATACCCTAGATGGAAAAGATTCCCCTGCAAGAAAAATACTCAAAAACTTTTTTGTTAAAACTGAACTC